CTTCTGTACAAGACCACGAGTCCTTATAATGAGCTGTCACCTCATAATATGTACGCATGGGCTCCAGGGGTCCCGCGCCCAATTCCTATAGATCCCCCGACCCCAGGTCTAAACTGGCGTCTGCATCCTTCTATCCATTTCCTGGGGACGCAGTAAATAGATGGCGATACATGCCAGAGTATTGAAGGAATGGATGAGCTAAGACACCGAACATGAAAAATTGTGCGAAAAAATTAATTAACACGTTTCGAGCACTCCCCCCTCTGTCAAGCGTCACCATTATAGTAGGAATGGCGGCCCCTAGACCCATGGCTAGAGCCTCATACCCAAATTGCACAGGGGTTATTTGGGTAAAGGGACTGTCTTTTGCCACAAAGCACAGAAGAATTCCCGAAAGAAGGGCAATACCGACCAATATCTTAAACGCGAGACTATTGGTCGCCTTTTTCGTCTGTTCTTCAAACTTTTTGGCGCCTTTATTTGACTCGTCGACTTTCACTTCGTTGAATCCGGCCAGCTCAAAGAGAAGCTGAAGGGCTCCGAAAATGACGAAAGACCCGGCAACTAGCATAGATAGTTGCGGATTAGCCACTCCCCGCGACCTTGCAACGTACATGAAGGACAGGGCCCCTCCTAGACCCGCAAATAAAATCTCAAATGAGGTCCTGATGGGTTGTTTCTTGAGGTATCTCTGGTCGCGGTTAGTCATCGCCAGTATCACAAATGCCAAAACAAAAAAAACTTTAGAAATTTCAATTGCTTTGGGGCCGTAGTGCCGAGCCTTATTAGAAATATTGTTCATTACTCTATGGCTCGATTAATATTCTGATAGCGGATCACGCCGCCCAGGTGGCGCTCGAGGTACACTGCACATACATCAGGGTCAAACAAAGGACTACAACAAAATACGTCAACATACACGAGCCCGTGTTCCGGGTACGTGTGTGCTGAAAAGTGGGACTCAGACAGGACCAGGACTCCAGTCGCACCTTGAGGATCGAACTGGTGAAAGGCCTTGGAGACGACAGTCAGGTTGCAGTCTCGAGCAACCCTGACCATGCGCTCCTCAAGATCAGTGGCGTCCGTGATTATAGTGCCACTGAGGTGTCCGATGAGGTGCATCATTTAAGTTTTTACACATTTTTTCTCTAAGAGAATATCGCAATAGCCGTCTGAACTCCTATGGCCACACCCATGATCAGGTGTAGAGATCCGATGACCAGTCCCATCTTGTCCTTGACGGTGGGAGGCGCTATTGTGTTTCCGTTAGCGTCCTGCTGTGGGATGGCGTTGGGATTCTTGAATCCTTTGTTGGCCTGTTGGAGCTGTGAACTTCCTAGGATTATTAGACCGAGAGCGATAAAGGGGGCGAAAAAGATGGGCGCCTGGCTTGATTCCTGACGTACTAGTGTAAAAATGCTAAAGGCGAGTAGGAAAATTGAGAAAATCACACGGGTCGTACCCTGCGCCGCTAGTGCGATGTTACGTGAACGGACCGGATCTGCAAAGTCCTGAATTGATGACAAAAATATATTTACTGCCAGAACAAGCACGAGGGCGATTGAAAGCTGGAATACCTTGGTTGGCGCAGCGGGCATACCATAGGCCATATTACTACTTAAGGATATTTTTATTTTGTTACATAATGAATTTTGCATACCTGGATGCTCGAGCCTTACTAGAGAGCGTCCTGCAGGAGCCTGAAGAGCCTCTGAACCCCGTTCCTTGGGAACCCACGGATGAATGGAAAAAGTTTGAAGAGACTTTGGATGCGTTCAAGCTTCAATACGCCCGTAAGCGGCGGGACCTTTCCGCTAAGCTTGCTGAACTCGATGATAAACGTAAAGATGTTAAACTTTTAAATTCAGCACTTGATAGCGTCGCTAATTTTGAGTTAAAGGTTCGTGTCGAGAGTCTATTAGACAGCTACGAGTCTGATGAGGGCATCTCGGCCCTGACTCAACAATGTAGGGAACTTTTGGGGGAGACGAACGAGATGCAGCGTATTCTGGTCAACACAATGTCTGAAAGGTACGCCTCGTTTACTTGTTTTATTTGTACTGAACGTCTTGTTGACTTATTCATCGACCCCTGTGGCCATGTTGTTTGTACGCCCTGTTGGGCCCGGTCGAGTTCGCGGTCTAATAATTGTCCAGGATGTAGAACTCAGGTGCGCGGAATTAAGAAGATTTTTACGATGTAGGGATGAGTGCGTGGCACTCGGACCGCATCTGGGGGGAGTTCGAGGGGGAGCCACCTCGTAAAAAACGGCCTGGGTTTCTAAGGGAAACCCCCGGGGGACGCCCCAAGTTCGACCTAGGCAAGTCGTTAAAAGGCCCCGCTGGTCTCACACAAGTCAGACGCGAGGGAGCGCCACCTCACTAAAAACGGCTGGGAATGCGCGTTCCCTTGCTCCTGTCCTCTAGTTGGTTAGGAGAACCGGCTGTTAACCGGTCAACACGAGTTCGAATCTCGTTGGGAGCGTTTTTTGAAGCGTCTTGCTCCGTTTCAAAAAACGTACTTAAAAGATCTAATGTTTTAGGGCCTAGATGAAGAAGGCGACAATACCTCGTGCTCTTCGTGAGCAGGTATGGCGAACCTGGATAGGAAGAAAGTTTGAACACAAGTGCCTTGTCACCTGGTGTGAGAATATCATATCTGTTTTTGATTTTGAAACCGGGCATAATTTACCCGAGAGCAAGGGCGGGACCCTAAACATAGACAACCTCCGGCCTATTTGCGCCAAGTGCAACCGCTCTATGGGAGATAACTTTACGATTGACGAATTCTCAAAGATTAGCAAGCGCTCTTCTAAATTATGGGAGTGCTTTACTTACTGCTCATCAGGAACTTCATCTTCTCCTGGGTCTTCACCTGGAAGAACATGAATATGAATACGAACCATGGCAGGGTCCGAAGCTCGTTCAGTCGCGCGTGCATGTAGCCAGCCACTCCGTCTACTGGAAAAGGAATTTTCTTTATTAGACCCCGGCTCATGAATCCTATAATTCCTATTATGCCGAACTGTACGCAAACTTCCAGGAATACACGGAGCTTGGCGTGTCCTGGCCTGCGAGAGGGCGTCACCTTGTCTAGCAAGGTTGAGAAGAGCCACGCGGCCGCAAAGGTCAGGGCTGACACATAAGCCACCGCGAGCAAACGCACGGTCTGGAACATTCTACTCTTGACTGCGAAAAAGTTCTGTTAAAAAGGTCAAGTCTATTATTAGTAGCACAAATGACTGAAATCTTTCGCTTCTACCCAGAGGGCAAGTACCTATACGTAGAGGTCCTAGGAAACGAGTACCTGAAGAAACAGCCTAAAAATCCCGCCGAGGCTGAAGAGTTCGCCAAGGGTCTCAAGCCAATTGTAGAGAATGTAGAAAAGTTTATTCGCGAAAAGAACCTTCGTGAGATTATGATTCTTAATCTCAAGGGGGTTGGTATTTCAGCTCTCAATCCTCAAACGAGTTCACAGCTCGTGAATCTCTTGTATACCTTGCGGTCTGACGAAGAGGCGTTTCTCGATCGCATAGAAATCAAAAACTCAAATCCTGTATTTGAAATGTTTTTTTCCAGGGTCAAGAAGGATCTCCCCCCTGAGCTTGTGGCGAAGATTGTCTTCATCTAAAGCTCCTCACGCTCTTTGGAGCCTCGTTCCAGAATGTCTTTGGGTCAGTCTCCCAGAGTTCCAGAAGGTCCTTGTTCTGGGCCTGACGGAGTACCTCTGGCTCCTTTCCATCCTTGTCTTTTAGACCCTCTGGGAATTCCTCTGCAAGCACGACCTGCATACCAGCCAACTCTGGAGAGTGCAGGCAGGCCACCTCCCATCCTATGTCCAGGTCCAGACCTTCTGGCTCGACACGGACCCAATAGTGCTCGCAGACCTCTCCTGGAGTTATTGCGTATCCGTGAACAATACGGGACTTTATCTCATCGGCCTTAAGGATCTTCACAAGAATAGCACAGTGATGAACAACTGTACCCTCAATCTTGTGAAGCTTCAGACGTTGAGCCAAGCGCTTGACGTCAACCATTGACCTTGAGTCATATTTTAAAAAGTGCAATTATTACATGGAGGGTCTTGGCAACTTTATAGCGGCGGCCCTCTTTATCAACTTTATCCTGGTTCGCGTCTTGACAAAGGTCGTCAAGAAGCCAACCGGCATAGGTCTGATTGACGATACAATTCTGTATCTGAATACTCAGGACAGCTTTCTTCTGAACTCTTCTCTAGTGCTGGCTCTGGTCATCTTCCTGGCCGACTACTGGCTCGCGCCCGAGAGTTCGTCCATGACCGAGTCCATGAGTCCCAATGTGTGAGGATGGACCCATCTCGTGATTCGGTTCTCGTAGCAGTATTTCATGTGCTGAACCAAGTCGTCGAACCTCGGATGACCCCAGACGAGATCCTTAGTGAACAGAAAGTCATCAAAGCCAATTGGTCCCAGGTCACACTTGACCTCGAAAGGAGTCCTTACGTACTCCTTGAGGCCTCCGTAGTCCGTGATAATCACAGGCTTGCCTCTCATGGCCGCCTCTACCGCCCCCATCCCGACACCCTCGGAGTGGGAGCAATTGACGTAGCAGTGTCCGTGCATGTGGATATTCTCCATTTGTTCATCAGATATCAGGCCGTTTATTATAATTATCCTAGGATCTTCGGACCTGACTTCTTGAAGACATGTAGCCTTGATGAGAAGGCGCGCACCGGGGACGTGCTCCATCGCAGCAACGAGGGCCTTGATATTCTTCCGGGGATCGTTTATGTTTCCTATGGTGTAGAAGGTGTAGGTGGAGGAGTGTTCCGCCACCCGACACGGGACCGGTGGCGCGTGCAGATGCAGGATCCTCCAGTCTCCATCTGGAAATTGTTTTTTAAAAACTTTTTGACAAAATTCAGAAGCAACGTATAGTGTCTTGTAGCGGTCGACCAACATCCCGTAGGAGGGTGCGACCGTCTCCGTCTCGCAGATTGTCATGTATATGAATTTTTTACAAAAAACTTTATATTGATCAACAAGATTCAGTTGCTCCTCGAAAGGCAAGACGAAAGCAAATCCTATGTCGTATTGCATGACTGGAGGTCTTTGACCCATCTCCACAAAGTCTCCTCCAGTCAGACTAGCATAGCGTTTGGTCACTTGGCCTATGCCTGCGAGGAGTTTCGGGCCGACAAATAGCCACGTCGTCATGGAAGTTACTATGGACTCGGCTTTAAATCATTCTCCATCATTCGTTTTACGAGTTCTGGAAACGAAATACGAGGAGTCCATCCCAAGATGAGTCGGGCCCGTGATGGATCAGCCCTCAGGTTATCAACCTCGGCAGGCCTGTAGTACTCTGGGTTCACGCGAATGATTAGATTGCCGTTCTGGTCCCGGGCCTCCTCATCTGGTCCCGACCCGGACCATGTAAGGGCCAGACCCGCCGTCTGTGCAGCCAACTCTACAAACTCGCGTATAGTGTGGGTCTCTCCGGTGCCAACAACAAAATCATCTGGGTAATCCCTCTGAAGCATCATCCACATGGCCTCCACGTAGTCGCGTGCGTGCCCCCAATCCCGGCTTGAATCAAGGTTTCCTAGTTCAAGGACCCGGCCCGTTTTCAGATAATCGGCCAGACCCAAGGTCACCTTTCGCGTCACAAACTCCTCGCCGCGCCTCTCAGACTCATGGTTAAACATAATACCCGTGCATGCGTACATTCCATAGGACTCTCGGTAATTCTTGACTATCCAATAAGCATAAAGTTTCGCGACACCATAAGGGCTCCGTGGATAAAAAGGCGTCGTCTCACCCTGTGGAGGCTTGCTCGCTCCATACATTTCGGAAGTTCCAGCCTGATAAAACTTCACTCGGCTAGAGAATCCAGACTGGTGTATCGCATTTAGAATTCGGAGGGTTCCGAGAGCATCCACGTTGGCCGTGTACTCGGGCTGGTCAAAAGAGACCTTTACGTGAGACTGTGCGCCAAGATTATACACTTCAAGTAAGTCATACTGTTCAAAAGAATTAATAACCGAGTTAATCCTAGCCGTATCAGTCAGATCTCCTTCAAGAATGTGAAACTCTGAATTTTGAGTAAGATGGGCAAGCCTTCCGCGCTTCTTCTCTGAACAGTACCTGCACATCCCATAAACAGTGTACCCCTTTTCAAGTAGAAACTCGGCAAGGTATGATCCGTCCTGCCCAGAAACTCCAGTAATAAGGGCAGCTCTCATTCCAGACTTAGTGATTTATTTTTTTATGCTCAGCAAGATTAGTAGATGACTGTCTTCAATGTGTTCATGATGACCCTTTCAGAGTTGTTTGGAAATACTCACCTCAAGTGGTTCAGTGAGAATGGTAATCATCGCCACCTGACCATGGGTCTCTTGGCCTATATAGGTGTCATATTCTTTCTGATAAGGAGTTTTGCCGGAAAGAGTATGATGTGGACTTGCGTCATGTGGGAAGCTATGATTGTCATAGGAGGAGCAATCGTCGCCTACTTTGTTTTTGGTGAAAAGTTCAATCACTGGATCCAATGGCTCGGGATACTCTTGGCTCTCGGTGCCGCCATATGCGTCAACTATGAGTGCGACACTAAAGACATGGGATGTTACATGTAAAATGGATGACTTCCAAAAGCACGTTCTTGAACGCCTCGGGAATGTGGAGGGGGAACTCGCCGAGTTACGGGCTATCACTTGGCCTGTATGTCAGGCTAAGCTTGATTCTAGAAATCCTCTAAATAATATAAAAGAAAAAAAGAAACTTTTAATGTGGCTTCGTTTGGATGAAATCAAGGAGCTTTTGCGCAGAAAGGGACGGCTTATGGGACTCACAAGAGACCAAGTCGCTGTTGAATTAAGGGAAATTATGGTTCAGTAAATTCGTATTTTAATTCTATTTTTACACCTCGTTCTGTTAATTCCGCTGGAGGGAACACCTTATTGTGCTCATGCCAATAAAGTTCCCTCTTGGCTGAAAATGTGAACCACCGCGGGTCTGGCCCGCACCTATATGGTTGTCCAAATATGATGTGCCAAATATTCTCGAAAAATAATGGAAATTGATCAGAACTTTCATTCATAACAAGATTGTACCAGCGCGTCCAGTCTTGTTTTGGATATCTCTGGATAGCCTCCCTTGAAACAATAAATTGAGCCCCTATAGGAACCTCAAGGCGCGCCCCATAGGGAGGTCTATCTTCCTCTTTGAAACCAAATATCTTCCAATAGGTGACAATCTTGTTCCAGTCTTCGACTTCGTCCAGAAACCAATATAATCTGAAAAAATTATTCAAAGAAATAAAGTCATGTAGTTCTCTTTGGGCTCCTTTAATAACCTCAAGCAAGGGGCGGCCGTGGCACTGATGATAGGCCTCTTCATGACCGTGAATAAAGGCAACATGATCCGGAAGGTTCTCGTAATTTTCAATAATATACTTTATATATACAGAAGTCTCCTGGCCTTTGTTCGGTATAACGTACTTGGGTACAAAAGGGCTTGGATCAGCCCCCTCCTTGTCTATGAGGTTTACAGGCCACGGAGACTTGCGGAGCCAAGCGAGATCCTCCTTCCAGTGACTCGTGACTATTTCAAGAGTCATATACTAAATTAAGTTCAATCTTTTAAGTACTTCCTCTGAACCTGGTAGAGGAATCCAGTCGGGTCTAGGAACAAGAGGCGTCTTCCCGTCTGTGTGAAGACCAGATTCAATCCATTCTGAGAAAAGCTCTGGGGTCTGCGTTGCGTGATGCGCATCCTTCCCGTGTGCATATGTCTGCATCTTGTTCCAGACATGCATAGGTGTCCCGAAACTACTCAGGTGCCATCCAGCCTCCTTAAAACATGGAAACTTCCAGCGGTTATCCCGAAGATAATTCGGCCCTACCCGCTTGAATATTTCACAGTTGGTGATGACCGTGCCGAACCACGCCTCCCCTGTAAATAAATATTTTAAGGAATATTCAAACATCCACATATTTACGGATGTAACTATGTGTGGAAGATTCTCAAAGGGGACCTTTGACAGGTCTGGGATCTCATCCAGGTCACTAACCATTACTATGGACTCGTTTGGAACACCATCAAGACCTCGTAGAATACACTCGCGCTGATGCTTCTCACGACACCACGGATTTTCGTCTGTAGGGGATTCTTCTCCCGTGACAATAATATGTTCAATTTTATGCATCCACTTTTCGAAGCGCTTTTTGTTCCTCTGAAAAAATAGCTCCTTGGGCCCGCCAACATGATTAAGTTCCGACTCGACTAGCACGAACCGGTCCACGTATTCATCAAGTAGGGTCAGCCTAAGCTCTAAAATATCCAGCTCGTTGTAGAACATGAAAGTGTCTACGAGCATTTATAAGAAAAGTAATACTTACCCTTATGTTCAAGAATTTTCAAAACATTTAAATAATTTTGTTTATGTCCTCCATGAGTCTGGTTGTGAAGGGCGTCACTCTGAAACCCATGGCTCAACTGCCGAACTTGGCCTACGTGACAGTCCTCACAGTAAACTCCCCGCCTCCGGATTCCCTGCTTCTCAAGCAGATTTGATATAATCACGTCGTCTGCAAACCGCGCCTCCTTGAGCAACTCGCCGAATTCATCCGTGAGATTGTGTATCCAGCCAGCCTTTACAATCACACCTCCATAGCCCTCTATCAAGTCAAGATTCACTCCGTGCTGTCTAGGAAAGTGGCCCTTGAAGTAGTTTTCAAAGGTAAAACCAGATAGGCCCCATGCGCTCTTCTGGTCTGTTTTCCACCACTTGAGCAGGTTCGTGACTAGCCTAGGGTCGTATAAAGTATCGTCATCTACGTACACAATAATGTCATCTGGAAAGAGCTTGTGGGCTGAACCCAGATACTTGGTTCCTGGTCCGAAATCCGCACAGTCCCTGTTTACTAAGAGCTTTGGACCTAGGTTATATATGTAATCAGGTATAGACCCATCCCATTCAGGCCAACGTTCGTACTTGCGGGGCACATTGAGCCAGACTTCGTGACACGCCTGGCCGAGGAGGCCCTGCAAAACCGGGGCCAAGTGGGTCAGCCGAGGAGGCGTTGTCGTGAGGCTGACTATGACCTTCATGACAAAAATGTATTTTTAATCTCTAAATAGAGTAGATGTCGTTCTCCGAGACGATAGTGCCATCAGGGACGGTCCTCTACAAGGGCCTTCCCGTAAGCTGTGACGTGCTTCTCAAGGATCTTCGTGCGTTTTACCTCACGGACCGCCCAGAACAAGCCAGACAGTACGGCCACGTGTGTAGCTATCGAGTCAAAAAGACCCTCCGGCTTTTCAACATGACCCATGAAAATATTCGTATTCTTTTGCGCGGGCCAGATCTTGACTTTCGGACAAAGCGACGCCTCCAGCTCGCCTTCGGCACCAACACAACCCTCTCTGTGCAGATCCGAAAACTCTCCAAGCATGCAGACCCTAAGAACTTGCCAAAAGTTTCAAAGGGTCGGGGAGAGCGCGCCTCTTGGACCGAGTTGAACCGCATCCTGGACATGTATTTTTCTAGAGAGTTTCTCATAAAGTATGGCTACGATGGGTACTATGCAGCTAACAAGCGGTCAGTCTTCCATGAAGGACATTTTAATTCTGAAATAATGTTGACCAATGCTTACCAGAAGATTGAACGGGCCCATGATCGCCTGCCGGTCGCGTCCCGTCGGGTCCTTCTTTTTCCACAAACAATTTCTAGACTTTTTTTGGAATATTCCAAACGTCACCGGGGTCTGCTAAAATCTTCAAAAGAATTTACTATATTTTGTACAGGTGGGCAAGCTGTGAACCTCTTGCTCCGGGGTCTCAAACGCCGTATACCAAAACTTATTAGAGGAACTACAGATTTTGACATGAGTTTTGCCGTGTCTGAACCCATTAGGACAATGACGGCTCTCAAGCGCAAGGCTGAGGCTATGCGAAAGTTCATGCTCGCACACATCACTGGATTTGTTGCATTTATTAATAAAAATTACAAGGGAGCCCGGGCCACTTTCCGCCTGAATAGGCTCGGCCAAGGGACCATCACTCCCCGCCTCCAGGTTCCGGCTACCAAACGGCGGACTTATCTCGTTCACAACTGGCAGATTGTCATGGGAAAGCACGTGGTTGATCTGGCCGATGCCGCACTTGCCCTGTATCCCGGAGCGTCGCGCGCCTGGCTAAGCAAGCGCTTCTCGGGAGAGACTGGTATTCCTATCCAACAGCTTAAATACCAATTTATAGATACTCTTGCGATCCTGTCAGGGTCCTTTGTCCACAAGGGGGTCGTGAAACAACGCAACCCCCTAACTGGTAAAAAGATGGAAAAGGGTCAGAAGAATGCGGCCCGTGTGAATCAGATGTCCCGTGTCATTGCTCGCCACCCAAAAAATTATAAAAATATTGTTCCTGCTACCCTCAAGGCCAGAGCCCTGTTGAACAAGATTCGGACAGGCCATCTTCCGGGTGCAGAAGCCCGGGCCAAGTCGGCCAACCGAATCCTCAAAAATTTGGTTTAGTATACACGGGTAGGACACAAACAGACCTATAAAACAAACAAATGGCTTCTACCAGCTACTTCACTCAGGCCGCCGATGCTGACCTCAATGCTTTCATCGCCAGGCAGAAACCCAAGGCCAAGAACTTGAGTTCTGTGCCCACGCCCCCTGAGCCGGAGACTCTCAAGCCAACAAACATGGCTGCCTCGGTTTTCGCCCTTGCCTGCGATGCCCTGGTTCGTGAGCGCGACCGCGTCTTCCTGCTCAAGGTTTCGGAAGACTACAAAATTCCCTTTGCTGAGCTCGAGGCCAAGTATCTGAGTACGGCTGAGGATGCTATCAAGGTTCCGAAGAAGGTCCGTAAAGCCAAGGTGGTGGTTGAGGGCGCCAACAAGTGTCAGGCTCAGACGGCCAAGAAGGGACCTTGCAGCTTCAGCGCACTCAAGGGTGAGTGCTTGTGCAAGCGCCACCTGGCTCAGCAGAACGCGCCTCCGAAGCCGGACAAGCCCGCCAAGGAACCAAAGGTCAAGGTGACCAAGGCGGTCAAGGTTGAGCCGACTCACACACACGCTCCGAGCGCCAAGTCAGTCAAGGACTGTGAGCTGTGTGAATCGCACGGCACGGCCCTGGCCGAGGAGGACGACTTCGAGATAGTGATGCCCGGCGAGGCTGAGCACGATATGCTTGCCGAGTCTGATGGCGAATATGATGATGAGTAGTGTAAAGACATAAACTTCTATTAACCAAATGAGTCTGTCCCCTGCAGAACTAGCTCTGCTTCTTCGTCCGACCCCTTTTGTCCCTAGAATACAGGCCGCCTGGCGTCCTCCCCTAGATTGGCCCTTTGTAGTAGCCAGAATGCGTCCAGATCTTAGAGAGAAATACTCGGCCCGGTGTGAAGACTGGCACAAGGCCCATCCGCCCCGGTCGCCTCCCCCGCCTCCTCCCCCCAAGCCTGAAAATAAAATTGACGCTGAACTTTTTGCACAAGCGGCCCGCAAGTACGGGGCACTGATTCCCATCCCACAACTTTTCAAAATTGGTTACTCTAAAGAAAACGTTGCCAAAGTGGTGGCCCTGCGCAAGTGGTTCAAGGACAATGACGCCTCTCTACAGAAGGAGATTGAAAGGAGGTGGCCCGGAGGTAAAGTTAAAACCAAGAAGGTTATTAAGGCTGTAAATAAACGAATGCCCGGCGGAGTAGAAAATGTCTGAAAAGAAGATGAGTTGGGCCGACATGGCCGACGAAGATGACGCAATAAAGGCGGCGACTCCCCCACCCCCACCCCCACCCAAATGGGTACCTCCACACGCCCGTGATCCCAAGCAGAAACTCAAGAATCTCTTTTCTAAAGAAAAGAATCTCAAATAAATTAAGATGAGTTGTGACGTGTGCACAGAAAAGTTCAACAAGTCGACCAGGGCCAAGGTCACTTGTCCATGGTGTCCATTCAATCAGTGTGCGACATGTGCCGAGACCTATATTCTCGGGCATTCATCGGACCCTCATTGTATGAATTGTAAAAAGGGGTGGTCCCGCGAGACACTCCATGATAATTTTTCAAATAAGTTTTTAAACAATACTTTGAAAGCTCGCCGTGAAGCTTTACTGTTTGAACGTGAACGCAGTCTGATGCCCGAAACACAGCCTTATGTAGAGTCTGAAAAGAAGGCCCGCTTTCACATTAAGAAAATTGAAGAAATTAACAAAAAAGTTGAAGAGGTCCGGTCAGAGATGGCCAAGATCTATGCACTTCCCCTCGGTCCCTTGGCCATTGAACATGGCGTTACGAATGACCTCGAGGCCGACATAATTAGATATGGGATGATTGTGGAAAAGTCAAAATTGGTTCGTACATTAGAGTGCGATATATCATACCACCTGCACGCCCAACAGACTTGGACCAATGGTGGTGTGCGCGTGGCCCAGCAGGTTAAGCGCCAGTTTGTCCGAGCTTGTCCAGCCAATGGCTGTAGCGGATTTCTGAGTACCGCCTGGAAGTGTGGCCTGTGTGAGATCTGGGCCTGCCCCGACTGCCACGAGGTCAAGGGATTGGACCGTGACGCGCCTCACACGTGCGACCCGGCCAACATCGCCACGGCCCAGCTCCTCGCCAAGGACTCGCGCAACTGCCCCAAGTGCGCCTCTATGATATTCAAGATCAATGGGTGTTTCGCCAAAAATACACCAATCCCAATGTTTGATGGAACTGTAAAAATGTCTCAGGATATCACCCGGGATGATGTACTGATTGGAGATGACGGAAAGCCCCGGAAGGTTCTTGAAACGTGCACGGGGCAGGATACCATGTATAAGGTTCGTCAAAACAAGGGTGTTGAATACATAGTCAATAGTAAACACAAGCTTGTTCTGAAGTTTAGTGGCAACCGCAAGGTTTACACAAAAGGCCCCGACTATGTAGTTCGGTGGTTCGATCAGGCCATTAAAACCAAAAAATTCAAAACTATGGATGAAGCAGATGACTTTTGCAAGACTCTTGACTTTCCGGAAGAAATAGAGATGCTCGTCGAGGACTATATTAAACTTGGTGATTCAACAAAGAAATTTCTCCTAGGTTTCAAGAGTTCAGGAGTTGATTGGGCAAAGAAAGACGTAGGCGAGCCAAAAAACTATAGAGATAGTCACAAAATCAACATCTCTGGAGAGCACCTTGGCGAAATACCAACTATACTACCTAGAAAAAAGTGTGAAAACTCGGCTCCCAACAAAGATGGTCTCCGGACATCAATAGAGATTGAGGCTGTTGGTTCAGGGACGTATTATGGATGGATGCTTGACGGAAATAAGAGATTTGTTCTTGGTGACCTAACTGTTGTCAGAAATTGTGATCAGATGTGGTGTACTCAGTGTTACACGGCCTTTTCATGGAATACCGGGCACATTGAGGAACACCGGGTCCATAATCCCCACTACTATGAGTGGATGCGGGCCAATGGAACCCTCCCCCGCGAACCAGGAGATGTACCGTGTGGAGGACTTCCTGGAATTGAACACTTGCGGGCGCTCATAGGCTCACAGGGGTCGACGCGGTGGGGCGCAGACACGCGAACCATGACTCAAAAGACTCTCTGGAACATTCATAGGAACCATACTCACATTCAGTGGGTCGTCCAGGGTCGATACATAGCCGAGGATCGCGCAGCAGGGAACCGTGACCTACGCGTCAAATTTATGATCAAAGATTTTACGGAAGAAGTTTTCAAGAAGAAACTTCAGCAACGCGAAAAGGCGAACGAAAAGAAGGGGGCTATCCGCCAAGTCCTGGAGATGTACCAGGCCGTGACTATTGACCTATTCAGGAACCTTTTGGACAATGGCAACTGTGATGTGGCCATACAGGCTTTCACGAACCTGAAGGACCATACGAATGAGTGCTTAGGCAAGATATCCAAGCGGTTTACCAACTGCGCCGTTCCTCGGATACAGGAAGATTTTAGTTGTTACTGATAGATGTTAGGCCCCCTTCAGGCCCGAGGGACCTGTTGGTTCTACACAATCCTGAATGGTTTTATACTGAGTGACTCGGGCCGGGCCATACTCTACAAGCGCATGACTGAGTACTATAATGGTCTCACGCAAAGCGAACGCGCGTTTTTCATGACTCCTGCGGCCGAAGGCTGCCCAGCAAAGCACAGGACAGATTACCAGCTTCACTTTTGGAAATTTATAGATCAATATGTGTGTCAGTACAGGAGCAATCGTCAGATTCCCATACGAGCGGGCACGAGCCCGAACCTACTCCAGGTTATAAACAAATGGAATAATAATAACGCATTTAGAAATTCTTTCCGTAAAAGTGGCGCGGCGTATCCACACGTCGAGATATTTCCCATTCTTCGAAGTATAGGTCTTGGCGATAAATACCAGAGGGAGGATATGACTATCGGAAATGCAGGGGGTGAAATAGCTCCCAATAAGCAGTTTATAATTCAGGCATTGGCCACCTCCCCCTTTAAGATACCTAGGGTCCTGAAGCGCTCTGGATTGAAGTTTAGTCTAAGTCATGCGGCACTGACAATGTCTGCAGGACCTTCTAGACATGCGATAGCCGCTTACGTCTCTGGAAATCATGGCTATCTATACGACCCAAACGAGGCGCGCAAGTTTGCCTGTAGGTGGTGGGACCCCAATGACCTTCGGCGCGTTATTCGTCGTGTTGCTCACGGGTACAACAACAGAATTCCGGATATAGATCCGGCATTAGACTTTATGGTATGGACAAAGGATGCGACCGTCTCTAGGATCCGTATGGTATGTAGGGTCAAGACGGCCGTTCGTCCAAAGACCGCCAACAGGAGGCCAGCCACCTGGGCCCAGGTCTCCAACGGTACTATTGCGCCCTCCAGAGCCCGCCAACTTCTTATGCAAATGAATATTCTAAATTTTCAGAGTGCCAAGATGGCTGTAAATTCACACCTGCGTGTAAATAAAAACATGATCGCCAAAGTCCCTTCGCCAAATCGTCCAGCACTGACCGCCTACGCAGAGAGCTTCAAGACTCTTCAGAAGGCTAAGAATAATGTGAATATGGCCACTGGTATATATGGGCGTAACGCCGTTATAAAACGCTTCAAGCCGCGCCTAAATAATAAACATTTTCAAAATCTTATTAACCATGCGAATAAGCTGAATGTCATGGTAACAGGTGCCAAGCGCAAAAGAAATAATAATAAATAGTAGATGAGTGGAGCGATCCAGACCCGAGGGACCTGTTGGTTCTTCAGCATAATAAACGGGTTTCTTCTGTCCGATGCGGGTCAGAAGATACTCTTCGCCTCTTTGGAAAAGTTTTACAAGGGACTTGACATTTCAGAAAAAGCATACTTTGATGATGGCATAGATGCGCCATGTCCACTCAGGGCTGACATTATCAAAACAAAAAGAATATATTTTTATAAATTTTTAGATCAATACCTGTGCTTCAGGTCAGGACCACGTTCAGTCTCGGCCAAGATGGGGCGGTCTGGTCAGGTACTCGGCGGGGCCAGCCTTGCGGGGACCGTGGCCAAGGCACACAAGGGAGCCGAGGGGGCTCTACCAGGCGAGGAACTCCCGAAGGTTCTTAGGCATCTAGGCCTTACGGACTATATAGTTGCTGATGAAACCGGTTCTCTGAACAAGGATGATGCTCTAAAACGTCCTCATTTTGTTGTAGTCTTGCCTAGCAAAAAGAAACGGATGATAAAAGTTCCTAAATTCAGACCCAAGACTTATTCTCTCATGTCTTGCTCTGTAACCATAGCCAACACAAATGCCCCAAATGCGACAAAACACTCTTGGCACGCGGTTAGTGGCTACGTGCGCAATGGAAAGGGCTACTTGTTTGACTCAAACCAGCGCAAGCCATTCCCATGCGATTGGTGGAATTTTAACAGTCTCAAAAGGGTCCTTGATGAAGATGTTGCGCGGGCCTATGACTTTTTCGCTGGTGGGCAGATAAACTACATCGGATATAACTTTGTAATCTTCAGCAAAAATTCATACGTAGATGCCATCAACCCCGTGTGTCGCCTCAAGTACAAGAAGACCAAGACGCCCCTTCATCTATCGGCCCATTATAATCGACCAAATTTTGCCTCTGCTGTTCGCAGGGGAAACTTTGGAAAGTTCAATCCTGCGGAAATAGCAGCACTCATGAAGGCCCGCGCCCGTAAGACTACCGCACCCGTGCTCGGAAAAGAATTCTTTGATAGCCTTCCGAAAAATATATCAAACCTGGCCCTGAACCAGCAGATGACAAACCTAAGGGTTGCTGGATACAGATTTAATAAAAATTCTTTTGCAAAGTTTTTAAAAAATAATCCAAGAAAGGGATCACCACCTCTGGCCAAGCCGATTCCACTTAATAGCCCGAGGACTGTGCGCCGTAAAGAGATTGTGTCTGGTTTCAAAAATTATTGGAAAGAACTGAATGCGAATAATCGCAAGACGGTTCGAAACCTTATTCAGACCCTAAAGTCACCGAGTCCCAAGGCGACAAGTGCGAACCGAATCGCAAATGCTCAAAAAAATATAAATTCCCTGAAGACGGCAAAGGCCCGTGCCGAGTGGATCAAGGCCAAGAAGTTCAACTTCAAACCGAATGAGTTGAAGAATCTTAAGAATTATGTGCGGGGCAAGAATCAGGCAAACCGGAACCGCCGTGCCCTTAAAAAAGTAAAAGCCTAAATAATAAATGAAAGTATTTACTGATGGAGCGTGCTCCTGTAACAGGATGAAGGGTTCACGTGGCTCGTGGGCTGCCGTGTTCCCAGACCACCCGGAACTGGACTGTTCAGGACTTTTAGAAGGTTCTGAACAGACCAATAATCGTGCCGAGTTTACGGCCGCCATCAAGGCTCTCGAAGCGACCTCAGATGACCTTGAGATTCTGACGGACAGCAATCTTTTGGTGAATGTCGCCATGGGGGTATGGAGAGCCAAGGCGAATATGGATCTTGTGGCGCGACTCAAGGCCCTCATGACCGGGAGAGTCGTCACGTGGACGCATGTCCGAGCCCATACGAAGGCCACAGATTACAACTCAAAGTGGAATCGCGAGGCGGACAAGAGGGCCATTGGCGTGTTAGAGAGGAACCCCGTCTGAGTAACAAATGGGCTGGGGTATCAGCTTCGCTCTTGACAATAACAACCGTTTGTACTGTGCGGATGGCTGTAACTGGAAGGCTCGGAAGGCGGATATGCCCGTCAGGCCTTCTGGATGTAAGTACATCCTCGAGTATTTCCAGCAAGATCTTCACCGAGAACTTGATATGGTCCGAGACGAGTGTCCAGGGACGGCCGCGGGACTGAAAGAGGCTCTTGAAGAGTACGGGGATCTTTCATATATTTATGATAGCCTTCCAAACTCTGAGAAAGAGAGTCGGAGCAAGGCATACCTCGCCGAGTTGGAGGAGCGTCTCGCGACCGTCACGGCCGAGCTCCCTCATTACAAGAACCGCTACAAGTGGGCCAAGGAGGCGTTCAAGAACTTCAAGCCCTCGAAGAAGCTTCCTAAGTTGCGTGCCGATGAATTGAGGGATTTGATCGCACCTCTTCAGGCAGAACTCAACGTGGAAGAGGCTGCCGCGCATCACGACCGCCTTGAAGATGAGCGCAAGTCTCTTGTGCGTAGCATCAAGTTAGAGAAAACAAACTCTTGATTAATAGTAAAATGCAGATCTTCGTCAAGACCCTGACGGGCAAGACTATCACATGTGAGGTTGAGTCAAGCGACACGATTGCGAACGTAAAGGCTAAGATTCAGGATCGCGAAGGCATCCCGCCCGATCAGCAGCGGCTCATCTTTGCAGGCAAGCAACTCGAGGATGACCGAACTCTCGCAGACTACAATATATCTAAGGAGGCGACGATCCACCTCGTTTTGAGGTTACGAGGAGGTTTCTTTTTTCTCGTTGCTTAAAAACAATAATACCTACTTACCATATGGTATACACGGGAAGAATTTACAGAATAGATAATATTGAAAATAAAAACTTTTATATTGGTCAGACTTATAAGACTCTTTCACAAAGATTTACCAATCACAAATGTGAGGCAAAACGAGGAAAGGTGGATGGACCTCTTTATAGAGCCATAAGAAAATATGGTAAGGAGTTTTTTACAATAGAAGATATAGAAACTAATCAGTTTGAAACAAAACAGGAGGCCAAGGACTGGATGAATGAGAGAGAACCCTATTACATATCAACTCTCAAGCCAGCCTATAATGCAGCCCCGGGAGGTCTTGGTCATACAGGGGTCCCATGGACTGAAGAGCGCCGAGCCCGTTTCAAGGAAAGGATGTCCGGTCCTAATAATCCAAACTTTGGAAAACCTCTTTCCGATGAAACCAAACAGAAATTGTCAGAGTCACTCAAAGGTCGTATAATATCAGAAGCTACGCGAGCCAAGACGAGCCAGACTATGAAGGGCGTCGTAAAATCCAAGGAGACCCGGCAGAAGATTAGTGAAGCTAGTAAGGGTCGGGAAATGCCCAAGGGCAAAGACTCTAAAAAAGCCGTTGCTATTGATCAATTTGATTTGGAAGGAAACTTTTTAAAAACTTTTGGTTCAATTGCAGACGCGGCTTCCGAACTAGGATGCCAGCGTTCAGGTATATGCTTTGCCCTGAAAGGTCGTATTAAAACTTCGGCGGGATACATCTGGAAGTATAAAATCTAAGATCCCTGAACACTCGGGCTAGGCGTCCGCATCATATCCACGCGCAGGGTGTTCCAAAGGGACTTCCCGCGGGCCTCAGTGTCAAACGACTCGCGGGACGGCGTGGCAGGTGGCGACGTCCTAAACCCAAAAAGACCCTTCTTCATGGAGGGTTCTTCAATATTCACAGTTACGTGGTTATCTAGAGTGATCTCTATAGGATTGCCATTCTCGAGAGCCGCATTAAATTCTCCAAAACATTCTTGAATAAAAGTTTTTCCATCTGTCTGACGCTGGGGCGGGTCTATACTGATTTCCTTAGAAATCTTCAGGGCCAGGCGTTTCATAAGAAGTGAAGACTGCATAGCCTTGGTCTGCTTCTCACTAATTTTAAGATAAAGCTGTATGGATCCCAAGACACCCGTGCCTGCCGAAAGGATGGCGTTGAGAACGCTCACATATTTTTGCTCAACAAAGGAATTGAGTCCAACGGCCGTCAGACCATTTACGGCTGATATAACGAGGATGGGGATGTTGTAACGACGGGCCGATGTGGAATAGGTTGTGTACTCTGCTGTAAAGTGCTTCTGGTACGCGTTACACTGCTTCTCGAGCTTGATCAAAAACTGCTCCTCCCGAGGAAACCACTCCTTCATGACCGTCATCCTTACTTTGAGCAGAGAAAAAACGCGCCTCTACTTCTCCAGCTACAGCCGGAAAATTGATTAGGAGTGCAGAAGGGATTCCGGTCAAGCGCATATAGTTCTTTGCTTGATTGACAAACTCCTCCTTGAGTTTCGTGGTTGATTTAAGTTCTACAATCATTTCGCCATTTATAATCAGATCGGCCCTTAGGTTCCCCACGTTGTGGTTCTGATACGAGATGGTGATTATGCGCTCCGTCTCGTAGGGGATTCCCGCAAGCCTCAACTCAACCTCAAAGGCGTTATGATAAACTCTTTCGCTAAATCCGGGACCAAGTTCGGCCCAAATCCTGGCAGCCATAGCTCGGAGTTCAGTTTCCATGTTGTGTGTTCTAGGGTTTTGGCGTCCCGACTCTCTAAGCAAAATGGCTGACGTCTTCACAATTCTCACCTCTCTCGAAAAGGCCACAGGCCGTCTCGAGAAAGAGCGCATCCTCAAGACGCACCAGGACCGACCGGCCCTCAAGGAAGCTTTCCGCCTGGCTCTTGACCCGGCGGTAAACTTTTACATCAAAACAATCCCCCCTCACTCAAAAGTCGCTGGTTCGGCAAGTCTAAGCTGGGCCCTCGGTGCCCTTGTGGAGGACCTGGCCTCGCGCAAGTACACGGGTCACGCGGCAATCAAGCGCCTGACGGAAATCTTTGACCTGTTGGATCAGGGCGACAAGGAGGTTCTCAAGCGCGTTATAGGCCGCAATCTCAAGTGCGGGGTCAGTGACGCGACCGTCGAGAAGATTTGGCCAGACCTTAGGCTCTCGTATCCGTGTCAATTGGTCAGCCCCTTGAATTCCGGCCGGGTCGAGTTCCCGTGCCTGGCTCAGACCAAGATGGACGGTATGCGGTTTAACGCGCACGTGAAGGATGGGGTGGTTGAATATCGCTCACGCAACGGCAAGGAGATTGACCTGCTTGGCGCTCTGGATGATGACTTTCTGGCTCTAGCCAGTGAGCGCCCACTGGTTTATGATGGCGAGCTATTGGTCTATGGCCACGACGGCAAGCCTCTAGACCGCAAGACGGGTAATGGTCTGCTGACAAAGTTTCAGAAGGGTACGGGAACCGAGCAGGTTGCCAAGAAGATCAGAGCGGTCCTTTGGGACGCCATCCCTATGGCGGACTTCTGGAAAGGTAAGTGTTCTGTTCCGTGTGTTAATCGGCTGACGCGGCTTCGGGCTTCTATCGCTGAATCAAGGGTCAAGCGTCTCATGAATGTAGATACTCACGAGATTGAGAGCTTTGAGGAAGCGCAGGAACTCTACCAGCAGAAGCTCTCTGAGGGTGAGGAGGGTCTTATCCTCAAGGATATGGATAGCCCATGGGAGGACAAGCGCGTCAAGCATCAGGTCAAGCTCAAAGCAATTTTAAGTGCAGATTTGCGAGTAACTGGATTTCAGCCGGGAACTGGCAAATATGATGGAAAAATAGGTTCACTCATAGCTGAAAGCTCAGATGGCAAGGTCAGGACCTCGGTCGGCACGGGCTTGAGCGATGAGGAGCGCTCACTAAACTTCAAGAAGGAGTTCGAGGGCAAGATAATTGAGGTCAATTACAACGCGCTCATCACTGACAAGAAGACCAAGGCCTGCTCGCTGTTCCTGCCCGTGTTCGTAGAAGTCCGTCTAGATAAGGACGAGCCTGACACTTTGTAATAGATGGACCTTAGAAATATTGATATAGTCTATTTGCACGGTCCGCATCGTCCCGAGCGTCGTGAACATATGGACTCTCTTATAAGAAATAATGGTCTCCGAGGAGGGGCCTTTATAGGAGTGTCTAATGAGGGAACGAAAAGTGCAGCGGCCGGCCTCGTAAAGCTCATGAAATCGCGTCTAGAAGGCGAGTTCAGACCGTTTATATTTATGGAGGATGACTGTAGCGCCACTCCATGGTTTAGGTATGAAGTCCCTGTACCGGAAGACGCCGATGCCGTCTATCTAGGCATTAGCATATGGGGGATGCATGGAGACCGTGCGCACCCATATGTCATTAAGGAACCCGTGTCTGACGATATAGTAAGGGTCCTGAATATGCTCTCCACTCATGCAGTACTGATACTGAGTAAAAGGTGGGTGGAAAATGTCCTAAAGTGTTATGAATATGCTTACTCTGCGATGGAAAAGCCACAAGAGTTTGACGTGCCCGTGGCTCATTCCATGTCAGGCTTCATGGTATATGCCCTCAAAAAGCCTCTATTTTACCAGGATTCAAAGATGGGCGGGCAAGAAGAACCCACCCTTATTGAGTTTTAGGATAGTGCCAGTTCCACATATGTTTAATTATTTCTCCTGCTCGCAAGTAATCCTCTAGACTCTTACGGTCGGTCGAGAGCTTTGGCATATCATCTGAATCCAAGAGGGTGCAGATGCTCGACCAGTCATCGTGGAACCTACCTATCTGATCCCAGCACACTACAAACTTGGGCAGACCCTTGAAGTCATAGAAGCGAGAGATGACATAGTCGTCACTTAGATACAGGGAAGGGTCTGCATCTTTGGTCAGTGGTGGAACGTCGGGAAATCCCTGGAAGGAGGCCACCTTTGTCATAGTACCGAACCCCTGTTGGATAATCTCGGTCCTTACTCCGTGGCCTATTCTCACATGATAAATCTTGGGATCCAGATTATGCCTCAAAGCAGACTCGGGATACAAAAGTCCAGAGTATCCAACAACCCCACCGAACCTCTGGTAGGCCTCCAAAAGTCCTGAGATGAAGATGGGCTTGTAATCGATGTCATCGTCTATGGTCACAACAAGGGTCTCGGGGTCCTTTTCAAAAGAAAGTATTGGAAGAATTTTATTAAAACACGCTCGGTCGTGTTCGACTTCCAGGACTGTCATGCCCAAGGACACGAGTACGGGCTTGAGCCACGGCTCGAGGGGTTTCTCAAACCTAACGTAGGTCCGGGGAATATTTATATACATGGCATCTGGCTTGATCGTGCCGTTCTTGATGCTCATGATGGCCTTGATGACCGACTGCTCTCTGGTCGGGATGACAGTCATGGTCGTTACGATCCTGACCATTTACATATCAACTTTTAAATTCTTTATTAAACCACTCTATAGTCCGTCGGAGTCCTTCGTGTAGTGGCATAGTCGGAATTGGAATGCTTCCCGGTCCAGGAACAGCCTTCTTTCGCGTCTGGCCATCAGGTCCCCCTATAAACGCTAGTTCGATATGGTTGTTCATCGCTATTATTTCAGCCACTTCCCGGATTGAATATTCTTTGTCATATGCGCAAACAATCATGGGCGGTGGGTCTTCTGTCAACTCTACTGTCCAGACTATAATTTTTGCTAAATCTTCTGAAAATATAAACTGTCTAAGAGCAACCCCTGTACCCTTCACCTGAAGACTTGTGCCAGACTTCTTGGCCAGAGCAGCCCTGTGTATAAGGGAAGGTACAACATGTCCATCCTCAAGAGAAAAGTTGTCATGGGGTCCGTAAATGTTTGTAGGTATGAGACACGTTACCCAGGTCTTCGTAGTTTCTCGAATAATCCGAGAATGGACTTCTGATATCCTCTTTGCATGCGCATATCCTTCGTTAGAAGGATGAGGTGGACCAAGATGTAACGCTTCTGGACTTAGCGGTTCCGTGAGTCCATCTGGGAATATGCAAGTTGACAACATATTTATGACCCTCTTTACGCCCCTGGCTGCAGACTCGCTCAGAACGTTCGTATTTATGCGGATGTTATCCTCAAACATCTCCAGACGCTTATTCATATTCTTAAACAGTCCTCCAACATTGGCTGCCAGGTGTATGACCACATCTGGGTTCACATCATAAAACATTTTTTTTACATTTTCAAGAGATGTTAGAGAACCATATGTTTTAGAGTTTACATATATCCAGTCGGGTCTAATTTCACGAAGGGCCGAACCCACTAGTCCGGTTCCACCGGTGACAAGAACCCTCATTTAAAGGCCAAAGGCTCTCATCTTTAAATGATTGTATTTATTCCTTGCGGGGGGCTTGGCAATCTCTTGTTTCAGCATGCGGCCGCGTGGTCTCATGCGCGTGAGCAAGGGCAGGAACTCGCGGCACTCGGGTGGTATCCAGACGTATGCACGGTCCGTCCAAAGTTTGCTGAATATTCAAAGCTTTTTAAACACGTCAAGATGCTTGGAAAGGAGGGCGACTATCCTTACGAGCCTTGGCCGGGGAGCCCGTCCCAGCTCCATTACTTGTCATGGTTGAGTGGCGAGACTCGTGTATGGGAGCAGACGGCAGGAACGCCAATCCCCCATGACGCACGCATACTCACGGGATACTTTCAGTCGTGGAGGTACTTTGACAAGTACAGGATTGAGATCCGTGATCTCTTGCGCTCGAATGAGGATGAGGCGTGGGCCGAACAAAAGGCTCGGTTCACGGGCGGGGTGTGCATGCACGTGCGTCGCGGAGACTATCTGCGACTTCAGGATACTCATCCTGTGTGTCCGACTTCATATTACACAGAAGCCATGAAACTTTTTCCAAACAATAAATTTTTATTGTTTTGTGAAGAACCGGTCGATGACATCATTGGTGTCGAGGTTATCAACGAGCCCGACCCCCTCAAGACCCTATTTCTCATGTCCCTCTGTGATGGGTTCATAATAGCCAACTCGAGTCTTTCGCTCATGGCCTACTATATGCGTGAGCAGGAAGGCGCGCGCCTTGTGGCTCCCAAAAAGTGGTTCGGTCCAAATATTCAATTTGATATAAATGAAATCGTACCGCTTGTCGCGATAAAGATTTAAGGGGCATGAAACGAAATGTATGATCGCTATACTGATTTCGTAGCCAGGATTGTCGATAACTCGCCTTTAAATTTCAAGAGCGACCCGAATTACACATATATGCTTGAACATACCGACGAGTATATGCTCGGAATGGCGCAGGAGCAGGCTCGGATCTTAGTAGATTCCGGCATCTCCGTGAATGACATTAAGGAGTTCGTTGTTAAAAACGATTCTGTTGGATATCCCGTTAAAAGAGCGGTGTTCCCGGATCTCAAATGTTCTCCGACATCAGTTCGCTACTGTTATCATTCCGTCATGGCTCTTCGACATTTCAAGAAGTTTTCTGACGATATTGACGTTGTAGAAGTTGGTGGAGGGTATGGAGGTCTCTGCCTCGCTTTCCACTATTTCGCCGCCAAGATTGGAGTGAACATCAAGAGTTATACAATAGTGGACCTCGAAGACCCTCAGAATCTGCAGAAGCGTTATCTCTCCGAGTTTGGCATCGCTCCCAGTTTCGTCCCCGCGTCTACTTACGGGAGGGGTGTTTCCCAGGGGTCTTACCTTGTGGCCAACTACTCATTCAGTGAGTTTGATGCTGAGACTCGCACAAGTTATCAGAAAATTCTCTTCCCGAACATTATTCATGGATTCATGGCTTGGAACTTTATTCCATTGTACAACTTTGGGTTCGAGACGCTTTCCGAACCCGAGGTCCCCCTAACAGGAAAGGGGAACCTACACGTCTATTTTTAGACAATTATTTTTATAATGTATGGGGTCAATTGGTTTATCTTTCAGGGAGCGCGCTACGGTGAGTTTGTTCAATTTGTATTTCCAAAAACTTCTAACCCCTCGCGTCCACTCGTAATCTTCGCTTCCTGGACTTTCCCATCCTTCATCCTTTTCAGGCATTGGGTACTTCAATATAAAACTCTTTTTCACCATGAATATATTACCTGTCACAAAATGCCAAGGTGTGACTGGACAGTCGTATGAAACTAGGGTGTGTCCGTGAACTGGGTGGTTGTGTATTCTCCAATCCCACCATCTGTTCCCGTTTGGAAGAACAAGAGGAATTGAACAGACGTCCCAGTCATTGTCAAAGCCTTTTCCAAAATTCGCATCAAGAGCAATGTAGTCGTGTAACATACATATGTTTTCATGTAAAGCATTTCGTGCGAAAAAGTTTTTTTTTATAGAATTCATTTCTGAAATCTTCATAGATTTGTCAATATCAATATATAGAACCTTTTCTTCACTGGTAAACTGTTTATTTTCAGTGATGAAAACTATCTCATACTCTTCAACGCTTGTATGTTTTATAGAGTCAACAATTATTTTATGAAATTGAGTGTTTACTCCATCCGTAAAAATTCCGAATGTCCAATACATGTGTATTTATGTTTTTTTATCTTAAAGTTTACATAGTATATCTAAATAATGCGTGTACTTATAACCGGCTCATCTGGGTTCGTTGGCCACTATATAGTCAAGAACCTAGTGGAGAAGGCGGAAGTGACTGATGTCGTCGGCCTTGAGCGTCTAACTTACTCTGGCGATTTGTCTCGTCCATACGAGATTCTGGCCGATAGTGAAAATAGGAAAAAGTATTCTGTTATTCATCATGACCTCCGTTCTGAGATTGGAGATATTTTGAATAATAGGCTTGGCCAATTTGACTACATTATACATGTTGGCGCGAGTACTCACGTTGACCGAAGTATCACCGACCCCATGAGTTTTGTACTCGACAATGTTGTGGCTACATGCAATATCTTGAATTTTGCGAGAAAGCAGACCAATTTGAAGAAGTTTATTTACTTCTCTACCGACGAGGTTTTTGGTCCCGCCGCACCTGGAATATATCATGATGAGTATGATGTGTATAATTCAGGAAATCCTTACTCTGCAACAAAAGCGGGAGGAGAGGAGCTGGCTGTTGCATTCCGAAACACATTCAAGGTTCCTGTGTATATCACTCACACAATGAATATTTTTGGTCCCCGTCAGCATCCTGAAAAATACGTCCCAATGTGTATCAAGAAGATATTCAATGGTGAAACTATATTTATACACAGTGATTCGACCAAGACAATCCCCGGAAGCCGGTTCTATATCCATCTGGAAGACGTGGCGAGTGCAATTTGGTTTGTAATGAATATCCAGGATGATGTTCAATTTCCGGCAGGTAAGTGCCCCAAATTAAACATAGTAGGTAAGGAGGAGACGACGAATCTCGAGCTTGCTCAGTATGTGGCGGATGCTCTAAGCAAGCCACTTCATTACGAGTTTGTAGATTTTCACTCAAGCCGGCCCGGTCACGACTTGCGTTATGCTCTTTCGGGAAAACGCATGGAAAGTATGGGTTGGGTTCCTGCGAATACTATCAGTGAACGCATAACTGAAGTAGTAAAATGGTACTTGGCGAACCCTATGTGGCTTTCTTGATTATAAACATAATATTATCCCATCGGTTTCTTTCATGACGCAGATCTGCCCATGAGCAGAACTTTTTCAACTCTTCAGGTGTGGCATCATAAATCTTTTTAATCCACTCAATGTCTGGTATATCCTCAATAATCAGGCATCCATCCTCCGTGAGGAGTCCTGAATAATTCTTTACAAAAAACAGCATACTTTCAAGGGTATGAGGGCCATCATCAATAATAAAATCAAACGAGGTTCCATGAAAACCCTCCACAACTTCTGTAGTGTACGCATCAGTCCCAAGGGAGAGATGGACTCGTGGATCTGTGCGCAAATCCGCGTGTATATGATTCAGAGTATCCTCGATATCCAGGCCCCATACATCGGCTTGCGTAAAATAGTCTCTCCAGAGCTGAATAGAGCCACCGGCTTGCACGCCAATTTCCAACACGTTTACACACGACTCCCTCTTTGCAGCCATTAATTTCTCGTATACATGAATATAAGAGTGGCACGTGTTTTTGTCTGTAGTTGTATTGTTAACAAGTTCCAACATTTACTTAAATAATAACATTATTGTTTAAGTAAATGCGTAAAAATTACATATTTGTACACGCTGCGTATTTGCCAGGGTGCGTAGAGAGACTTGAACAATATATGAATCTGATAAAAAGTTCGGGCCTTTTGAATGATGTGGAAAAGATAACTATAAACATAGTAGGAGAAACCCTGCCGGCGCTTGACTTTGGGCCCAAAGTTCTAGTGACAAACCTGAGTCGGGACTTGACGACTTCGGAGCAGACGACTCTCGATACAATTTACGACTTTTGTAAAGAAACCCCTGGATGCAACGTGTTGTACATTCATACCAAGGGCGTCGGGAAGGAGCGGAACGAATGTATAGAAGATTGGATAAACTATATGTGCTATTTTTTGATTGAAAAATATAGGACTTTTATTTGTGACCTTGGCGAGTACAGTACTATGGGAGTGGATCTCTTGGCCTGGCCGGCTCTTCACTACAGTGGCAACTTCTGGTGGGCGACGTCTGAACACATAGCAAACCTCAACGATAGCCATACGTTACTCTCTCTGCCAAATGTTCTGAATTCCCCAAGGCACAACTATGAGTTTTGGATATGTTCGGACGGGCACTCCTCCAAACATGTGTGTCTTCATCAGTCAGGTATAAACTGTCTAGAGAGGCACCTACACAGATACCCTCTATTAAAGTATAAGCAACAGATCTAAATAATGGATTCTTTGTGTAATTTTGATAATAAAAATTTGGCAACTGATGAAGTATACGAGTTTTTTAACGATTTTATATTTTCAAACGATATTAAAATTCTCGGAAAATTGCTTTGGAGACACAAGTTTTTCGAAATGGTAAAGGATCTACCAGGGGATATCGTTGAGGTTGGTGTTTTCAAGGGTTCAGGAGTCGCCACATTCAAAAAGTTTTTCAAAATATTTTTTCCTAATTCAATAAGACGTGTTATTGGTTTTGACATGTTCGATGGTGACTCTGCGCTTTCAAGTGATTCTACAAAAGATGCGGATGAGATGAAAAAGGTCTATGCCCGTGTGCCCAAGTCGGATCTGAGCCTCGAATCCGTCAAGGCTAGACTCGGCATCAACTCTGATATTATACTTGTAAAGGGCGATGTAGAAGATACACTCCCAAAGTTTCTAGATGAAAATCCCGGATTTCGAATTTCTCTACTTTACATAGATGTTGACATTGAACGGCCTACATATATAGCCCTCAAGAACCTATGGAATAGGGTCGTTTCAGGAGGGGTGGTTGTTTTTGACGAGTACGAATACCACAAGTTTAGCGAGTCCACAGGGGTTGAGAAATTCATGAAAGAGTTTAATATTAAGGAAAAGATAACTACAACTCATTTCATGGCTCCTACCGCCTATATCATAAAGAATTAAAACTTTATAGTGTCAATGTCTTTTGCATTTGTAATACCTATATTTCCACGGGATTATCAGTACATATATCACAATATAAATTATTTTCTCAATGAGAAAATAGATCTTTATTTGGTATTTACAAATAACGAAGAATACGAGATGTTTCAGGCCAAGCAATACATTAGGCCCATCATTATGCCAACCGGCGACTGGAATGATAATATTGTTGCCCGGAAGAAGTTTTATGCTCTCAAGCAACTCGCTGATTCCTCATATGATTACTTTATCGTGACCGATGCAGAGATAGCCGTTCATCCGGTTCATTTTAATAAAGAGAACATATCAGCAAAAATTCAGCATATATACGCCGGTAAGAAGATTTTCGGAGGACTCATGGAACGTGGTGCTTTTATCAATAAGATAGCCGGGGAATGGTGGGTTAATAAGCCCGAAAACCATCTCTCATGGCACCAGGGTTTTATAAAGAACGCATCTATATTTTCTGATGAAGATTACACAAAACTAAAAGATCTCACCTTTGATTTTCTGTTGTGTGTAACATGGGGTGATATTCCAGTCTACAAGCGCGACACTTTATGTCATTTTTTCTCCAAAATTGATGAAAGTAAAATCGTTGATAGAGCTGTATTTGATGATATAGTCTACAGTTACTATCTTGTTCTTTACCAAGATTTCAAGTTTTTTAATGTTTCTGAGCACATTCCAGATATGCAGACATCTTTTGAAGAAATTCTTGAATTTACTCCAAAAGAGCTCGAGATTACAAAGAAGATCGGATACAGTTTTTCATGGATAACCCGCCCAGAGTACTTTCGCAACAGAGAGTTTTTCGAGAAACAAAAGACTTTCATGTTTTTTCATCTTGACCGCGAGAGCATATACAACTCTCGCATGAGGACTCAGTTTAACACCCCGTAATTACTCCAAATAATGCGTATTCTGCCTGAAGATACTCGGGGTACGAGTTGTACCATGGATGGATGGTGAAGCTGTTTCCAATATATAACTTTTTCATATTCTCACGAACACAGTACTTGTTCAAAGCAACCTCTTCGAACCCATCAACAAACAAACTTGGGTCTGTTACAATCTTTTTGTAAGTATCAGTCTTGATCATGAAAAAACTGTTACACATATACGAATCATTCTCAAACTCGTACGTCGTGTACTCGTGGCTTTTGCGAAACTCTGAAGCGTGACTCGAGACTATCTCATTATAGCGTTTCATAATTTCGTTATTTACGCGAACTGGGTGAATACCCTTGTAGAAAATAGGACTTGCGTTCATAGTATCGTGAAAAACCTTGGGATCCCACTCACTCTTTGGATAGTTCAAAAAAGAATAGTCTTGCCCCCAAACAGAACCAAACTCGTGGTTCTTGAACATCTCTGTCATCTCGGTCTGCTCGGCCTCTGTGAAGAAATCCTTCATGAAGTTTTCACATGTTGGGATGCCAGTGGAAAGGTTGGGGCTCAAAGTGAGTTTCCCCGTGTCATTGATCCGCTCCCGGTTCTCGTACATATAGTCGAGGATGGAAGGGTGAAATAGAATATCGTTATCTAGCTTTATGGCGTACTCGTGCCCGTTCTGCTCTGCGAATGATATCAGAGTACAAATTTTGTGCATATAGTTGTCTTGCTGGGGAACAAGGTGCACTGTGGCGTTCTGAAGGCCCGAATCCTCAATCACTTTGGTGAAATGCGGAATCATATGGGGCTCTTGAACGAGAACGAGAACATGAAACTCTTCCTTGTAGCGAATTTGCTTCATTGTATTGCAGAAGTGGCCAAAATTGAAAAAACGCCCAGACTCGCCAAGGTAACCTATAGCGATCGCCATTTTATTAAAAAAGTCTGTATTCTTTAGAAAGGTATAATCTCCGGAGTGTCTTTCTCCCATTCTAGGTCGTGACCTCTCGTCGTGTGATCAATTTGTAGATGTTCCAAGAAGGCGAGTATATTTGGGTATCTGCCCACTGCCCACAACCCCCGGGCCAGGACATGGGCATGTGGGTAAAAAAAAGAGTTTACACTTCGCGCATAGCGTTCTGTGTCAATGTTCTGAACACTCCAACAGTTTCTTTCACCCATGAAATTTAAACAAGAAGAATTCTCATTCATATTTTTCGGAACTTTAAACACACTGCAAAACTCCATGAAAGTATCCCGAGACCATATAGCCGGCTGGAAAACATGATTGTTTATCTTAACATATTCATAGTCCGGGTCTCTGGTAGGTGCGTGTTCATTATCAAACCACACCTTATCGGAATATGACAATAAATAGCCGCAATTCTTTTCTCTCATAAAGCCTTCAACTTCCTCAAGCCTTTCTGCTGTCACTGCGCCAATAGGAAGCCAGTCCTCATGCAGAAAAAGAATATGAGAGTCTGTTATTTCTCCTAGAGCTTTTAACACCCTGTCTGTCCAGATGAGAGACTCACTGTACGTGTGAGTCACAAAATTTTCAGGAACTATTTCAAGTTCCTTTTTTTCTGTAGAATCGTTTATAAGGAAGTGCACGGGGATAGCCTTGTCTACATGCTTGCTGAAGAGGCTAAAAAGCGCACTCCATAGAAAAGAATATTCTGAATGAGAATATATCAAGATACTCACTCCCATATATAAAAAATAATAACATTTCTTTTATATGAACGTTCATGACTATTCTGCGCCACCTAAGATTCATAAGTTTACGGACGTATTGTTTCGGACGACTTCTTTCAATGCATACAAGTTTCAAGTCCCTATAGGTTTAAAAGATGGAAAGGATATAACCATTACTAACAAACAATTGTCCTTTTTACCATGCGTCTTGGGACATAGTCTTGGTCCGGAATACAACGCAATGCTTGAGAAAAATCGCAGGACTCTTTTAGAATGCTTAGAACCTGTGGCAATAAGCGAGCCAGTTTTCCAGTTTTTTGATTATGAGTCCGTGACCGGATCAGGTCATTCATATGACTTGATGTTCTATCTACTGTATCACTACATGAGGAATAATCTCCAATCCAAACTTCTCGTGGTTAATTCTACAAACTCTTATTACAACGCCACTCTCAAGTTAATACGTAAATACTTCAATATAGAGTTTTTATATATAGATGAGGGAATAAACTACAAGTTTTCTAATTTTGAATGTATACAGTCATATCAGAATATATTTTTCACCGAAGTGAAGGAGTTCGTGAATGCGAATCTTATAGACCCCATCCTGAAAACTATAAAAATTCCTATACATGAAAATATAGCCAAATTAAAACAAGATAATAAGGATAACATAACCCCAATGGAATCACCTCCGTTCAAACCTCCATATGATGCGCTCGATCTCAATCAGATAAGTGATGAAGATGAAAAGATATTTCTACTAAATAATTGTAGTAATTTGACAATAGAGTTTGGTAGTTCATTTTTTATAAATGTCTGTTACTACATAAAAGATTATTCAAACAAGAAGATTGACATCAATTTTTTAAGGTTTCCGAACGATCGCGACGTTATGATGACATGTAAGGGCGACGAAATACACATGACAATGCCGGGTCAACACACAGGTAATTCAAAAGATAATATATATTCTACACTTGTTTTTAAAGGTTCTATTATTTAAGAAGTGGTGATATATATCTGCAATGGCTGCAAAGACAATATTCTGCGACATTGATGGCACCCTCCTAAAACACCACGGAAACATGGTCAGAAATGTTTATGGCGAACCCGAAGTCCTTCCGGGGGTCCTTGATTCTCTAGAGGCGTGGAACAGACTCAACTATCGTATAGTCTTGACGACGGGCCGCAAGGAGTCTACTAGGAAACGCACCGAAGACCAGTTGGCCAGTGTGGGCATAATATATGATCATCTCGTGATGGGCCTTCCGAATGGTCAGAGGATCCTCATAAACGATAGAAAGACTGACGGGTCACCGACTGTTCTCGCCATCAACCCCTCCAGGAACTCTGGAGACCTGTGTATAGAGTAAACTGCGCGGAAGCCTGATAAAACGCGAGAGTCTTTCCTGTAGGAGTCGTGTTTATGCAGTCTACGAACTCGACTGAATGGTCGACCTCTATACCCTCTACAGGGGTGCAGTTGAACACGAGGCCGTCCCGTATTGCCCCTATGGTATTCCATTCAGACCTCGTCACTACGCGGTGTTCGAGACATTCTGTCCTGCAGTACTCTTGTAGTGTCTTTGAGTATCCTCCATTTCCCAAAATATATATTTTTTTATTTTTACCCGAAAGATAACGAGATATTGCGATGTAATCTGTGTTGTACCCGTGGAGATGCCCGTTCCTTATAACCACTGTATTACACGCACCTGTTCTTTTCACGACATCATCTGCGTGATCAAGATACTTTACAATCTCGCTCTTGAATGGCATACTCACGGCAAACCCTGAAAAGCCCAACGTCTTTGCGGCCTGCACTGCACTGTATATATCATCGATCGAAAATGATTTATATATCGCATTTATCTTCAGTTTTTCAAACTCAGTGTTAAAGAAGATGCACCCAACGTTCCCCGCCTTTTTAGAAAAACTCCCAAACACGAGAGTGTCGCTCGTTATCATTTACTCACTTACGGTTTCGCACTCTTTAAACATGAGCTTCGCCTTGAGAAAAAGGAATTTGTCAAAATTATTTACGTGCAAGGGCGCCATATTGATGAATATAAGGGCGACCAGTCTCTTTGTCTTTACCTGGTCGAACCCGTTTCTGTCCAGAAACTCTGCGAATTCATTCTCCAAAAAATCCGCAAGCACAGGATCTCTGTAGTGATTCAGGAGAACCTTATTTTTTCCAACAATTTGATAGGAATAGTTTTGATCATCCTTCATTTTGTTATAGTTGAGTATCATACCTCCGTACAACTTGGCGATGTCGTAATACATGTCTCCGCACTCCACCTCTCCGCCAAAGTTTTCACGCCAGTCTATGAGTTTAAATTCAGACCCGTTGTAAACTATATTGTCGAACTGTAGATCGCCGTGGAATAGGGGCGTGGGCCGGCTCGTTTCGATCAATTCGTCCCAGTCAACCTTATCTATGTAATAGCTTATTGGTTTTACCGGCTCTGAGTTTATATACTCAATAGAGTCGAGTGCAGAAAACTCCTCGGTCTTGAGCATACTCAGACGGTCGAGGGTCTTTTGTTTGTAAAAAGCCATTGTCGCCTCCTTTACCACGCCGGTCGTTGCCCTGCAGAAATTTACCTCGAACCACTTTAGAAACTCGGAGTAAACTTTGCGCGTTCCTATGCTATATAGAGTCGAGCCTTCAAAATACTCATAACTATAAAAATATTTTCCAGCCTTGATCATTTTAGGAATAAACTCTCTTAGATATTCACCTCTCTTGAACAGGTTTAGAATCTTGGATGGGTCCTCTGTCTTCTTAATAAAAATTCTGTCTTTCATGTACTTGAACTCGTTCTTTATGTTGTGAAGGTGGGGCTCGCACGCCATGGCGTTGTAACTGTCCAGAGTTCCCATGTCCTTCCAGTCTATATATTTCTTTTCAAAGTTGAACAATGTTATGTTTTTGAAAATATCAACAACCTCAAAGCTGCCATCAACATTCAAGTGAAATTGCTCCCAAAAGAGTTTATAGTCCTGCATGTAGAATATCCCGGTAAAGGCTGTTCCGTAGCCACCCGCTGACTTGTTTATCAGGCTGACAATCTTTCCATCTGTTATTTCTAGAGTAGAATACATCTCGGGCATCTGCGTCTTGGCAATACCTATCCAATTCTTGTTCCCCGTGAATTCATTCTCAATATTCGTGCTTGTATAAAAGTCAGAGACGCAAAAGTAAAAAGGCCTCTGGAGTTTCTCTTTGCATAAAAGGACAGAATATGCTGGACCTGCCCCCTGGCCCTCGTACTTGTCGACATCTACAAAAGTTATCTTGCGGTCAGAGTGAAAGAAACTTATGTATTCTTTTATCTGTTCCTTGAGGTAGCCCACGGCGAGTACTATCTCTACATTCTTGGAGAATGAGTCTATGATGTGAGAAAGGATCGCCTTGTGTTTGTAGGGCAGAAGGGGCTTGGGGCAATTTTTTGTGAGGTTGCCCATGCGACTCCCCGTCCCTGCCGCCAGAATACACACGACGGGCTCCACGTGCTCATTTTCTATTTTACCATCGCCTCTGTTGAACTCGTCATCTATACGGATGACATCATCAACTTCCGGAGTCGAAACTTCTTGAAGTATAACATCCGTGAGTGCTATGACCCTGTGCTTCCGAGGAGGAACGACAGTGAAAAAATCTCCGGCGCTCATTATACTCTTTTCAACCAGGCCTGCATCATTCTCTAGCCAAATCTCAGCCTCTCCACTTATAATATAGTTTGTCTCGAGCTTGAAGTTGTGGTATTGATAACTCGTCTTAAACCCCTGTTTTATCTCGATCCTCTTGTAACAGTACTTGTCGTTGAGGGCGAGCCAGATCTCGCGCCCCCATGGTTTCGTGACTATCTTGGCCATATTTATTTACACTGGATAAATCTTTAATAGTTTAGCGCGTAGCGCCACAGATATCTCTTCATCAATTCCATGAATCTTGTGTTTCATCTGAACAAATTCTGGAACAGAAAATACATAATGTCCAGAGATCAGTATCGTCTTTTCCTTGTTGGTCATTGGATCAAATGATGGCGAGACCCATTTTACCCACTTTCCAGAACAGTAGCACAAGTCAAAGAACTTTTCGAATAGATCTGTCCCCCTGACGTGTTCGAGTATTACTTGTGTTTCCAGTTCTCCAAACTCTGGTGCTATATTTATGTTTTGTAGACCACGCTCCGACTTGGCTCGAACGACATCTGGAGAGACCCAGTCGCCGTTGTGTTCCTTTGCCACGAGAGAGTACTCGGTCGCGAGGGCAATCATGTCCTTGAGTTTCTGATCGTCAAAAACGCCGGTGTTCTCCTTCTCGGCAAGTCGCGTTCCGCACTGTATCACGAGATAACGGATCCTAGAAAAAACCTCGGGAGTTAGGCGGGTTTGGAGCTCCTTCACAAAAAGCGCAAGTTCATCGACCTCGAACTTCCGAATCCCTTCCTCGGTCCCAACTTCAAAAAGAATATTTTTATTTATTTTGTAAGAAAAGGTGATGAGTTGAATTGTCCACGCAAGTCCCTTATCAAACTCGGGATACTTCTTCCACGGGTCTATATGTATAATATCCATGAGCCGTGCGTCGTGTTCGATGGAGTCGAGGCCATCGTCATCGATGGTCCCTTGTCCGGGGCCTCCATGGTCTCGTTCTATAAGTACCTTCGATGTCCGCGACCTGACGTAGTTGACGAACTCTTCGGTTGTCCAGTTATTGACGTATCCTCCGTTCCAATCCACTTGGCGACGCGAAGGGATGAGAACCATCTCAGTATCGGTTTCATTGGCAAATCTTATCACTTCATCGACTATATTTTTAGACATTGGCCCGATGAAGAAACGCATTATTTAAAAGTTTAGTCTTCTTATTCTCTAAGACATATGAAGGCGTGTATTCGACCCATCCTCCCAGTCGTTAGAACTCACCGGGCCTTGAGTACTGTCAAGTGTTCTTCGGCAAAACTCGACATCGCCTTCAATTCTGTAAAATGGTACGGATGGACAGTGGTTTATAACATATATAATAAAAATTCTTTGGAATATTTCGACACGAGCTTTGTCACATCCGTCCAGTTGGCCTTCTCGGCGGCGATAGTTTTTACAGCCCCTAAGCCCCCTCTTGAAATTAGACAACTAATTACTCCAAAATATATTTTTATGTTGTTTATTCTAACTTTTGGACAGTTTTTTGGAAACCACTTTGGTAATATAGCCACGGGACTAATGAATATATCAACAGTTAACATAATCAAGTCTACAGAGCCTATACTCACGATGGGTATTGTGTTTCTCTTGTTCAGACAAAAACAAAAAACAAAAAAAATATTTTTAATTTTTCCGATAATGGCCGGGATATGCATGTGTAATCTCGGCGACGTGACATATAGCCACACTGGAGCTCTCATGTGTGTTATATCAAATGTTTTTCATATATTCAAAATCATAGTATCTAAGAAGTACTTTTCAGAAGAGTTGGGGCTCGGTGGAAGTTCCGTCTACGCCATGGCGAATATAGGTTCTATATTCATTAGCGTGCCTGTAATTATTAACAGGTTATCCTGTCATGAATATATCGGTGGTCTGCTCGACCTGACTCTTTCATGCCTTGGCTATTACTATAACAGTATAGCCGCTTTTGATCTCATGACCAAAGTGAGTCCCGTGACCTTTTCAGTCATGAATATATACAAGCGAATCATTATAACACTAATATTTTACGTGATGACGGCACAGATCCCCAGTCTCACTGTATCCGCCGGTCTTGCTCTTTCCAACATATCTCTGTATTTTTATAATTCTGGTTAGGTCTCTGTTGGTCTTTGGCCCGTCCAACCTCAGAGGGTTACACTTACTTTGTAGAGGGTCGTCCTCCCGACCAGAGTCTTCAAAAACAAAATAAATAAATAGTTTTCAGGAGAAGAGCCACCAGCCCCATGACAGCCCCTCGCGTCACAGAATG